TAGCTCAGTACGGAAGATATGGTGATACAGAAGTAGCACACGTTGCGAAAGGGGAACTTATTGTCCCTAAAGAAGTATTAGATAAAAGACCAGATCTTCGTCAAGAGATATACAAAGAAATTGAAAAATACGGAGTTAAAGGCGAACGATATGTTGTGGGTAGTAAATATAATTCTATTAATCCTCATACTGGACACCCTGAATTTTTTCTAAAAAAGATTTTACCTGTTGTTGGAGGAGTAGTGGGAGGCTTCTTCGGTGGACCAATAGGCGCGGCCATTGGAACAGGGATAGGTTCTGCTGTTAGAGGAGACAATCCTGCAAACATCGCAACCAATGCTCTCATGGGTTTTGGTTTAGGAAGTTTAGCAGGAGGAGTTATGGCAGCGAGAGGCGCAAGCTTCGGTGCATTAGGTGCTCAACCAATTCCAGCAAGTATGTCAGTGAACGCAGCAGATAAATTAGCTGCTAAACAACTCGCCGCAAGAGAAGCGGGATATTTAGCAAACATCAAAGAATCTTTTGGAGGAATGGGAACTTTAGCAAAAGGTGCATTAGGAATAGGTACATTAGCCGCCGCAAGTTCAGCTTTAAAAGAAGATGAAGGAGAAGGAGTGGACGTAGCTCCACCACCTGAAGCAGGTAGTATAGCCCCACTAGATATGCGTCAACCAGGAGTTACTTATTATGATGAAACAACAGGAGCCTATGGTGCAGCTTCGCCTACTTATCGTCCTTTAGCAAAAGGAGGAGATATCGTCGACACAGAGGAAAGATCTCTTGATGAAGTCATTAATAATTTTCCTCGTAAGACAGGACAGATAGCAGGACCAGGAACAGAGAAGTCAGATGACATTCCTGCGATGCTATCCGATGGTGAATTTGTCATGACTGCAAAAGCAGTTCGTGGACTTGGGGCATTGAATGGCGCAAATAAAGATGATAAGTTTGACCAACGTCGTAAGGGCGCTAAAATGATGTATGAAATGATGGATAAATTTGAAAGTAAGGTAGCGTAATGGCAGAAGAGATTATACAGTATCAACGACAGGCACCCTTTATTGAAGAACGGGCAGAACAATTATTAGCATCTATTTATGGTGTTCCTTTAGCACCAGGAGCAACCCCTCCTGCACAATTAGAAGGCGAAACAGATGAAGCCTATCAATTAAGATTAAAAGGTTTAGCGGGCATTCCTCAAGCAGTCCCTGCACAACAAATTGCAGGTTTAACCCCTGCGCAATTAACAGCTATTCAAGAAGCACAAGCAGGTCTTGGAGCTTATCAACCCTTCTTACAGCAAGCACAACAAACAGTGGGCGCTGGGCTAGGAGCCATTGGTGCTGGAGTACAAACACTTGATCCTCGACAAGTCGGAACTTACATGGATCCTTATCAACAACAAGTTACTCAAGAAGCATTAAGAGAATTAGACAGGCAGGCAGCAATGCAAAGCCAAAGAACTGCAGCCGAAGGTGTCGCAGCAGGAGCATTTGGTGGATCACGATTCGGTGTCCGTGAAGCGGAAGAAGCAAGAAACTTAGCACAAGTTAAATCACAAAGAATTTTTGAGGACTTATCAAGAAACTATTTACAAGCACAAGCCGCACAAAGAGCAACTTCTCAACAGCTTGGACAGTTAGGTGTTCAAACATTACAGGCAGGTCAAGCACAAGCAGGATTGGGACAAATGGGGCAACAATTAGCTGGTGTGGATATTAACAGATTATTAAGTGTGGGTGGTATTCAACAACAACAAGCACAAAATGTTATGGAAGCAGCTAGACAAACTGAACTAGCAAGACAACAAGAACCTTATAGAAGAGCAGGGTTTGCTTCAGACATTTTAAGATCTGTTCCTTCTTCTCAGATTGCTTACACACAACAACCTTCACCTTCTCTCTTCCAACAAGTAGCAGGTTTAGGTATTGCAGGATTAAGTACACTAGGTGCTTTAGGGGGACTAGGTGGTATTAGTTCATTGGGAGTTAGTTAATGGCTATATTAGATAGACCTATGTTCCAGCGCCCAGTGACCAGGGAACAATTAAGTAGATATGGTTTACCAGCATTTGCTAATGGTGGTATAGTACAAAAGTTTAATACAGGCGGACCTGCTGAAAAATTAAATATAGCAACAGATGATGATTTAGCAAAACTAGGTATAGAAAAAGATCCAAACTACGAATACTATTTTAAAGATGGAAAGCTTTTTAGAAAAATAAAAACAGATCCAACAACAACAAGCCCTGAAGATTTAATGACGCCTGAAGGAAAACCTGACGTTTATTATGGAGAGAAAAGTCCTATGAGACCTTTCGGATCAGATTTGAAAAAAGGGGAAGATGTAACAGAAACATTTGAAATTTCTACCCCCGTACCAAAAGATATTAAAGAAGCAAAGACACCAGCAGATTTGAAAAAAGCCTTATTAGAAAAAGAAGGGGCTCCTGGAACTAGCAAAGAAATACAAGATAAATTAACAACTCTTCAATCAGATTTAGGGGACGACCAAAGAGATCAGTTATCTCAGTTAGAAGGATTGGTTAGAGAGAGATCTGATCTTTATAAGAAAATTTTAGGGGATCCAAAAGAAGGATTGAAGTATCAAGGGTTATTACAGTTGGCTCAATTTGGTTTAAATTTAGCATCTGCTAGAGGTGGAAATTTTGCTGAGAAGATTGCTAAGTCAGCTAAAGATCCATTACAAACTTTCGCTGCTCTTGGACAAGAGGCAATGAAAGATGAAAGAGCAATCGATATGCTTGCTATTAAAGGTGCCGAAGATGAATTAGCAAGAACACAAAAACCAGGAACATTTGGTCAATTAGTACAAGACCTTATGAATAGTAAAGGATTAAATAGAGATGAAGCGGCAGCAGAGGCAAGTAGAATATACGAACAAAAAACAGGTAAAACTATTGCTGAAATGAAAGACGAAAGATATCAAAAATATTTAGACTTTTATGAAAAAGAATTAGGTGCGGGGGACGCAGCGAGAGACAAAGCAAACCAAGCTATTCTATCAGAATTCGGAACACCTATGTTTAAAATTGAAGAAACTGTAAAAGTAAGTGGTGGCGTTGTTGAAATAGATAGTGATGAAGAGTTTGAATCTTTAGCGCCTGGAACTCAGTACAGAAATAAAGGCGAAACTCAAGTAAGGGTAAAGTAAAATGGGAAGATTTGACAGTCCCATTGTATCTTCAAAAGGAAGATTTGATGAATCAACTTTAGTTGAAGATAAAGATGAAGATACTACTCCTGGATTTTTTAAATCTTTCTTAGCTGGTGTTGCTTCTGGTGCATTAAAAATACCAGAAGGTGTTGTATCTTTAGGTGCTTCTCTTATAGATATGGGATTTGATACTGATGCTGCCACAGAAGTAGAAGAATTCTTTGATAAAATAAATCCATTTGAAGAAGTTGCTGAAAAAAGTTTAACAGGGAAAATAACAGAAGGATTAGTTCAATTAGGAATACCAGGAGTTGCTGGTTTTAAAATAGGAACAAACTTAGCTAGAGGAGCAATTCAAGCAAGGCAAAAAGGACAATATTTAACAAGATCTGCTGGAAAAAAATTATCTGAAAGAAAAGAAATATATAAAGACATATTTAAAAATGATTTGGCTACAAAATTAAAAGTAGGTGGGGGCGGACTATTAGGGTCAACCGCAGGGGAAGGTTTAGCTTATACAGAAGATTTTGGAACCATTGGCGATGTCATCGGTGGTCCTACAGAAACAGATCAAACAGAAGGGTTAGAAGGAAGAGAAGAAGGGTTTAGACAATTTACTAATCGTTTTAAATTTGCTGTGGAAAGTGGTGCCATTGGCGCTGGACTAGGAGCAACAATAGCGGGTATTAGTAAGGCAGTCAAAGCAACTCCTTTAGCTAGACAATTTGATCGTAGTCCACTGCAAAGTAAATTAGGAGGAGCGTTAAATAAACTTACTCCCAATAGTGCACTAGGAGAAACAGCTTTTAATATTTTAAAAGATGGCGATCAAGCTGCTACTGCTTTTATTTTAAAATCTCAACAACTAACTGAAGATCTTGGTATATTAGCGGAGAAGATATCTAAACAAGCTTTAAAAGATGCTGGTTCTCAAAAACCAGATATGTTTAATAAATTTACAAAACTAATTAATGACAGGTTAAAAAACTTTGGTGAATTTAAAAAATCTGATTTTGTAGTAGACGATAAAGGAAATATTGTCAGCACTCCTTCTATGAATACTGCTTATTCTACTCCACAGAAAATTAAAAAAGTAAATGCAAGAGGACAAGTGTTTGAAGTTAATAATCCAGCATATCAAAGTAGAGAGGCTCTTCATAACTTTATGAAAAATACTTTAAAAGCCTCCGACGATGATATTGTTCAAATGGAGGAATTATTATTAAATTCTAGATTTCAAATGGATTTAAACTCTGTAACAATTGATAAACAATTTTTACAACCACTTATTAAACAAACTAAAGATTTTTTAAAAACAAATATTTCCGACAAAGAAAGAACTGTTGCTAATGAAATCTTAAAAAGCGTTGAAGAACTAAGCGAAACTTTTTCTAGCCAATTAGGAAAGTATATGAATAGAGAGTATAAAATATTTAAACAAGAAAAAGGACTTTTAAATAAATTATTTTCTGATGGTCAGTTTAGACCCACTCAAGAGATTATAAAAAAAGCTGAAAGAGTCTATAGAGTTGCTATAGCTCAAGCATGGAAAAATAGCCCTGAAACAAGAAGGGCGGCTACAGAAATTGTAGAACGAAGAATGCGATTAGCACAAAAAATAGCTCCGCAAAAACTTGATCCTTTAATGGCAAGAGAATTAAAAATGGGAAAACAAAAGGCTATTGAAGAACAAATTGATCGTATGGGCAGAAGTTACTGGGAGAACAAAACAGCAAAACAAGCAGCGGATGCTGTTGAACAAATTCTTGCAACTGGAGGTAAAAGTTTATTTGATAAACCAGATGTAGGATTAACTGCATTTAAAAAACTCCTAGAAAAGGAAGCTAAACTAGAGTTAGATGAAGGAATCTTTCAAGAAAGAACTTTAAAAAATCCTGTTATTAGACAGTTGTTAGGGGAGATTGAAGATCCATTTTATAACATTGCTAATACTAACTCTAAACAAGCACAAATAATGGCTCAATTACAAACTCATAACAAACTATACGAAAGCACTTTAAAACCTGGTGTAGTTGTTGGTGCTGGATCAGGATCAGGAATAAAAAGCACTTTATTTTTTGATAGTCAAGCCGATGCTATTAGGGCAATTAAAAATGCTCCAGAGTATAAAGATGTTTATATAGATCCAAAAAAAGATTTAGTTAAAATTGAAACAAGTAATGCAAATGTTGTTCCTAGTGTATTAGACGGTAAGTGGACTTTTAAACCTGTTGCGCAAGCCATTACTAATACCGATCAAATGTTAGCAGATAACACTTTAAATAACTTGTACAAGTGGATGGTGTTAATACCAAAGAGTGTTTCACAACAAGCAAAAACTATTTACTCTCCTTTTACTCATGTGCGAAACGTGATATCCGCCGCGTTATTTACAACTATGAATGGTAATATTCTTTTTCAAAACCCAGCAACAACAGCAAGATTATTTAGAGCAGCTTTAAAAGATGTAATGGGTAACTCAGCAGAATCTAAAGCTAGAAGATTAAGAAATGCTCGCTTAGGTATTAATGGTACAAATCCTATTCAAGGAGATATTGATGCTCTATCTAGAGAGGTAGGAACAGATTTTTATAGAGGTAACTTTAATGGAGCTATGAATACTATGCTTACTAGAATTTCTGGTCTAGCTGAAAAAGCTAGACGAGCGTATCTTGCGGAAGATAACTTATGGAAAAACTTTAACTTTGAGGCAGAACTATTATCCCTTAAAGATAACTTTGGAAAGCTTGGCATCAATGCCAACAATATTTTTGATCCACAAAACCTAGCAAAATACAGCAAGTTACTTGGAAGAAAAGTAACAAGGAATGATCCTGTCTTTGATCGTGTTGTAGACATTAGCCCTGATGGTAGATTTTTAACTATGGGCGGAGGAATAAAAATGGAAGGCGATAAATTACTAGAAACCTTCTATGAAAATATGGCTGCACAAATAACCAAACATAATATTCCTAACTACGAGTACACAGGAGAGTTTATTAAAACACTTAGAAGATTACCTTTAGGTACCTTTGTTGCTTTCCCTGCTGAGATTATTAGAACCGGGTACAATACAATTCAAAGAGGTTTAAGAGAACTACAAGTAGAAGGATTTAAACAAACAGGTCTTAGAAGATTAGCGGGTGTAGCAACTACAGCCGCGGTTGTTCCAGCAGGGCTAGTAGAGTTTGGTAAATCTTTAGCAGATATGACTGACGATGATATGAGAGCACTTAGAACTTTTGTTCCTTCGTGGTCAGAGAATGGTTTGCTTATGCCACTAAGTAAAGATGAAAAGACAGGTAAGATTAAGTATGTGGATTTAAGTTATATCTTTCCTTATGACACATTGATTCGTCCTGTTAATACAATTTTGAATGAAGCAGCTAAAGGTATGCAAACAGGGGAAACTTTAAATAAATATTTATTAGATGCAGGGGCTACAAGTTTCTATGAACTATCTAAACCTTTCATTTCTGAATCTATTTTCTTCGAAGCCTTTGCTGATATTGTTGCTCGAAACGGAAGATCAAGAGATGGTCGACAGATATTTAGAGATGGTGATTCTGTAGGAGAGAAAATTTATAAAGGTGGTATGCATGTATTAGAAACATTTACACCAGGTTCTCTTAGTCAAATAAATAGATTACTTGATGCTGGTACTTTTGGTTTAACTGAAAAGAAACCAGATAAGTATGGAAATGTTTATGAGATGGGCGATGAGATTGGAGGTATCTTTGGATTTAGAGCAATTGAAGTAGATCCTGTAGATGCGATGCCTTTTATTGTTACTGACTTTAATAAGAAGAATGATAGTGCAAGAGCATCTTTTGTGGGAGACGTATTAAAAGGTGGTTTTGTTTCCCCTGCTGAAATCGTCGATCAATACATTAAATCTGAAAGAGAAAGATTCTTTAATTTTAAACAGATGCATAATGCTTATAAAGATGCATTACAATTAGGAGCGAATAAAGGAAAAGTTATAAAAGAACTTGGTCGTATGACTCAAGGGGAAAGACAAGCGGTTATTACAGGTAGGTATTTACCTTATTTACCAGGAGAAGGGGTTAGACAGGCCTTTAACGAAAACTTTAGAAAATTAAGTCAAGACCTAGGTAGACCTGTTATGAATCCATTTGTTTTAGCTTATCCTGAAATTATGAAGATTAGAAAAAATAATATGAATATAAATGTGAACGCAGGAGATTTTGACTCAACCTTTGTTATACCTGAAGGGTTCAAACAAGAAGAGATCGTTCCTCCCGCCCCACCGACCACGACCAACCAACCACTATCTTCAACAGGAGCCGTGACTCCTAGTGCAGGGACAGTAGGGCTTGATTCTGAATTTGCAGCTGATACACTGTTCGGAAATGATGCATTAGCAAAGGCGATATTTAAACAAGGAAATCTATAATGGCAATACCAGGCGGTGGAACAGTTAAGGAATATAAGGCTCCTACAAAAACAACAACTTCTTCTAGTCCGAGAGGATCTCAAATGAAGAGTGTTCAAAAAGTAGAAGATACTAGAGATAAATATTTTAAAAACAGGGAAGATGTTTCTATAGATAGATTACTTAGGAGGCAAAAACAAGCCGACGAATATGAACAATTTAAACAAACACAGATGAAACCTGTTTACACTTCAAGTGGTAAAGAAACAGGGATGTATCAATCAGTTACTCCTGGAGGTCCGACACTTGCAGATAAAGCTAAAGAACTAGCAATTAAATATGGTCCTACTCCATCAGAAATAGCAGGGGACATTGGGTATGGACTAAAAAATATTAGTAAAGATTTAGGGATTCCTATTGTTGGCCCTATAATGAAAGCAGTCGATATAGCTAAAGGAATATTTGATAAGTCAATATCCTCTTTTAATTCTGCTTATGACAAAATGAATGACGTAGCCAAACATGTTTTTGAAAACAAAGATAGATATTCTTACGCATCAAAGATGCCTCTTGTTATGCAAGCAGAACAGGAAAGTATGCAACTACTAGAGGCACAGAAAAGATTAGATATTTTAAATAGATATAAGGATAGACAATTGTTTCAAGATTATAGAAGTAAGTTTATGGATCCTGCGATGGAAGCGGAAACACAACCTATTGTTTCACAAACAGAATCTATTGTTCCTGAATACCAAAGATCTTTTGAAGTAACAGAGAGTGAACCAACAAGAGATGTAAAAGTTTTACCACCTGAAGATCAAACAGTTTTAAGTCCATTTCCTGATTATGAGGATATTGTTGAACAAGCACAAGGAAATACAGAAAGTGAAGTAGGATTCCTTGATTTATTAAATCCTTTTGATGATGTTCCAATACAAATGGGAATTAATGAAATGCTTAACCCTGATGCTGTTAATCTTGAAGAATGGAAAAAACAAAACCAACAAAGTTCTAGTATTATTCCTGAAGCGGGAGCAGCAGAAATGGGAACACAGGTAACTGCTTACAATAACCCAGGAAATTTAATGTTTGCTAATCAAGCTGGGGCTATTCAAGGAGAAACCTATGGTCCTGGATATGCGGTATTTCCTACAGCAGAAGCAGGTCTTGAAGCTTTAAGAGCGGACTTAACTGCAAAGGTAAATAGAAGTAATAAAGTAGAAGATATAATTGGACAGTTCGCACCACGATCTGATAACCCAGAATCATTTGATAACTATCTTGGCTTTGTAAAAAACAGAGTAGGCGATACTGTAGAACCAAATGAAATAGATGAGTTAACTCGATCTGTTATCCAATTTGAAAACAAACCAAGTATTGCAGAACAATATTTAACTATGTCTGCGGATGGTGGAATGATTGATAAGCAATTAAAAAGTTTGCAAAATGGTTTACAAAATATGTACAATGGTATACCTTCTGTAAAAAGAAGATGAGAATATTTATTACGCATTTAAAAAATATAATAAGATCATACTTATATAGAACAATAAAAAGAAAGGAAAAAGATCCTCATGAAAAACATTGGGGAATAGGAGCTTAGAAATGAACAATACAATTAAAATTACTGATGAATTGAAGGCTAGGATTCGTGACCATGAAGGCAGGGAAGAGACTGTATACGAGGATAGTTTAGGGCTACTTACTGTGGGTATCGGACATTTGGTACAGCCACATGAAAAAGCAAGATTAAAAAAAGGTGTAAAAATTTCAGAAGATGAAATAGATGATTTATTCT